CTATTTTCTACATTAGGAGTATACATTCCAGTTTGAAAATATTTTGCTTCTTCTTCTTTATAGTTAGAAGGTAATGAACCATATGTCACACCTTCTGTAGGATTGTATTCCTTCATATTCTTAGCATCATCTTTACCAAATGCTCTGTTTATGAATTTTTTAACACCAAATCTTGCATTATCAATCATACTTCCGTCTGACGAATCTTTATTCCACCACTGTTTAACATTATTAATTTTATTTCCAACTGAATCTTTAAAATTGTTGTATTTACTCACAAGTGAATCTTTGAAATTACTAAATTTTTCTCCAAACTGCTGTTTTAGATTATTAAATGTATTTCCAAGTGATTCTTTGAGATTATTAAATGTTTCCTTAAAATTGTCTTTAAAATTACCAAACATATCTTTTACACCATCAATTATGTTTGATATTCCACCTCCAATATTTTCAAATAAACCACCACTTGCTGCATCTCCTATACCAGAGAAAACACCCATTCCTGTTATTTTGGCATAATCACTCTTTTTATCCTTTATCGCATCCATAAAACCAAGACCAAAATTAAGGAAAGTTTTCTTGTTTAATGGTAAAACTGCTTCATCAGATCCACCTTCTCCAACTACTGATGGCAAACGATTACCAAGCATCATTGGTAATCCAAGTCCTCTTCTTCCTTTAACAATACCACCCTCCGCCATAGGGGTCATTCCTAAATCTCTGGCAAGTAAGAATCCATCAATACCTAAACCTAATCCACCACCAACACCAGTAGCACCAAGTAAACCAGAAGTAACTTCAAGACCAGCTCCTAAGAAATCTCCTTCTAATGCACGTTGAATACCAAAAGCAACACCAGCAAGACCAGCAATAATTGGAATTTTTTTAAGACCAGATCTAACTCCAGCAGCACCAAACCTCCTAACTAGCATTCTAGTTACTGCTCCACCCCTCTTAAGTCCTTGTTTCATTCCTTTTTTAACAAGTTGATCAGTTGCTATATCTGCTGCTTTTACACCCGCATCTTGTGCAGATGCTATTCTATAAGGAGCTAGTCTTGCAGCATCTTCTGGTGAAACATTTTTTGCTAATGCTGCAGACTCTCCTACAGGAGTAGATCTGACAGTCATAGTCACACCATCAGCTGCCTCATCAATGCCAAATTCAGAAAATTTCCTTATCTGATCTAATTCTCTAAGGTCTGCAGACTGCATTGCTATTTCCTGCATCTCTTTTCGTAACTTTGCAGACTGAGGACCATCACCAAATCCAGAAAGGAATTCCTTATCTCCTAGGAGAGCATCAAAAGGATCCATAGTTTGAGGTTTAGTGCCTTTATATGCTCCTCCAAAACCACCACTAACAGCATCAGCAGCAGCTGCTGCTTTTCCTTTGTTTACTGTTTTAAGTGCTGATCTTACCGCATTTGGTCGGATCTTAAACATTTTTGCAACATTTTGAGTTACTTTGTTTAAATTTTTGCCAATACTTGCACCAAGTGTTTTTGCACCTTTTAGAGGATTTGAGAGACCAGCTCTAATACCAGTTTGTCCTGCCTTTATTGCTCTACCAGAAGTTGTTGCTTTTTTTGATGCTGATCGTATACTCTGACCTATTCCAAAATTAGCAGCATCAAGAGCAGTCAAACCACCAAGAAGTCCAGCACCACGACCAGTTTTACCTCCTGTGACGTTGATCATTCCACGACCACCACCAGCTCCACCAAATGATGCTCCTCCTATTCTCCTACGACCTCTTTCTATTGATGCTTCTTCTCTACGTAAACTCGCTCTCCCTTGAGCTCGTTTCTGCTGACTTTGAAACATTGCAAAAAGGTAACCATTAAACATGGTTGCCTTCGCCATATCAGCTTGTGACTGAGAAAGTTGATTTAATACTGTTCCCTGTCTTTGTATTGCTCCTGCAACGTCACTCAATCCTTCTTCTACACCACGTAGTCCTACAACAAGTGCATTTGATAATGGTGCAACATCAGTTATAGACTGATTAGTTACATTATAATCAAATCCACCACGAAATCTTTGTTTGTAATTAGTGGCAGGGTTAGTTCCAGCACCACCCATACCCATTCTGCCCTTAGCTCTGGCGATTCTATCTCCGCCAAATCTTGAACCAAGGGCTCTTCCGAAAAAATATCCTTTACCTATCCCTGCTTCTTCTAATGATGTTCCACCCGCTTCTGCTTGTTTTGATGCATAGGCACGCTCTTCTCCTGCCATATTGGAAGCTTCTTTAAGACGTCTTCCAATTTGACTTGCAATCATACTAGTGTAGTCTTTATTACCCCTAGTATCGGTATAACCAACTGTTCCTGCTGCCATTATTGTTGTTGTTTTTGTTCTTGTTTAAGTTGTTCCATATACTGTTGTAAGAGAGATACGTAAACTTGTCTCTCAAATGGCATCATATTTTCAATTTCACTCAAACTATATTTATGATGTTGCATCAAAGCAAAGTTAGTCTTGTAATACCCCTCCAACGAATTATGAAAGAGGGCTATCCGAAAAAACTTTGTAATCCCGATATTGTGTAATCAGACACTACGTCAGTATTTGGGTTTTTAACCTTAAACTTATGTTCTAATCTAGGAGATGTCTCAAAGAATTTTTGTAGTTTTTCTAGTTGTTGAGTTGTCAAACTCTCTACAAATTCAATAAATTCCTTTGGAGTAGTGGTAGATTCATCAAATACCTCTTCTCCTTGGAAAATTTGATCTATACTTTCAGCAATAATCTCTATAACTGTATCCTCATTCACATCTTTTTGTTGAAATTGACTTTCCACAAATCTATTAAATGATGGATACTTCATTATAACACCTAGATCATCGGTTAGCATAATTTTATTACTATGTCCTTCTGGAAAATTAACTTGTACATCAGTAAGGTTTAATTGATACTTAACTTGTGTTTTTTCATCATCTTGACATGTAACATTAATATCAATAACTTCTCCAACAGAAACTGCACGAATATTGAGGAAAATATACTCTAAATCAAAAGTTGCAAGATTATCAATTTTTATTCTTGATGAAATACATCCTTTCAATAAATTAAGAACTGCGTTCCTAATATTTTTTTCATTATCACTTTCTAGTGCTAAAAGTAACACTTTTTCCTCTTTTACTAAAAAAGGACGAAATTTTATCTTTTTCTTATTTGACGGGATTTCCAACTCATGTGTTGGCAAATCGACGGTTGGCAATGCCATAATATTTACTCCAAGGTCATATTTATATTTAGCGACTTTTTCAGACAAAAAATAGCGGGAAAAATTTTCCCGCTTTTATGGAATTCAAAAGTCAAATTTGACTAGTCAAATTTGTTGTATCCATTCATCAATGCAATAGGAGAGTCGCCAGGATTAAGGAATGGAAATCGGAACATATTGTTGACGTCACTATCAACGTAGTAATGTTTTGTGTAATAGAATTGTGCAGTTACTTTTGTTAATTGTCCTGCTCCAAATTGTAGTGGCACTGCATCAATAGCATACGGCCATGCATGATCTAAAATAAATGTTCCAGATGTTCTCTGACCAAAATTAAGTGCAGGTCCTAATTCAGTTTTAGACACATATATTGTTTTACAATAGTCTGATGGATAATTTAGAGTAGTGGTTCTATTTTTTACTCTATTTGCTTGTGAATAAGAATCTTCTAAACTATTTCCTCCTGATGATTCAAGTGTGCCATATTCACTACCATTAACATCTTTCTCTTGAAAAATCTGTCCATACCAATCATATAAAAATTTTAATGGTGTCATATTAGCATCACATTGAAATCCTAACTGAAATTCAGTAAATACTCTGGTATGTGGATAATTTATCTCACCCTCACCAGTATATCTACCTTTCAATGTTCCAGTTGCTGCTTGTGTGTTTGGTAACTGTGCTTCGTCGCATAAAAATTCAAATATATTACGATTCATAGAGGGATTTTTAAAGTCCTCCATTGAATTTCCAATTTTCACCACGAAGTTATTGCTCATCGACATTCCGCCGTTGGCATTCATTACTCCTAAAAATCTATCTATTGACACGCTAAATACCTATGTTGGTACAATTATATTTATGGCGTATTCTGGGATTTATAAACCTATCAATCCCAAAAAGTATCGTGGCAACCCAACTAGAGTTATCTACAGGTCACTTTGGGAACGGAAATTCATGGTGTTCTGTGATAATAACCCCTCAATATTAGAGTGGGGGTCAGAAGAGGTTATCATACCATACAGAGCACCTGATGGTAAAGTGAGACGTTATTTTCCTGATTTCTATATAAAAGTCCTTGAAAAGACTGGGAAAATAACTAAGTATATAATAGAGGTTAAACCTAAAAAACAAACACAACCACCGAATGAGAAAAATAAAAAAACTGCTGCCTATCGTAATGCTGCATTAACTTACGCTAAGAACCAAACTAAATGGTCTGCTGCTAAGGAGTATTGTGAAGACAGGCAGATGAACTTCTTAATACTAACCGAGGATCATTTAGGAGTATGAAACAATGGCAACAGGATTCGCTGCTATCCAGCGTAACACAGTTACCTCCACGTCTGGATATAAAACACTGTTTGAAAAAATAACAGAAAAAACAAAGGGGGAAAAGAAAACATTTTCATGGTATCGTGCTGCTGTAAAGTCAGAAGCAAGTAGTTACAATACAAATTTTAAAAAGTACATATTAAATGAAAAGAGTGATGATGTAGGTGCTGTAGCAGATCAAGACGCAAATGAACTACGCAGATTCCCTGTACAAGGTCATCTTTACATGTTTGAATACAAAGCAAAGATGAATTATTTAAAATATTATGATAAGTTCCCTTTAGTATATGTTTTAAAAGCAAGTAAGAAAGGTGAATTTTGGGGTGCAAACCTACATTACATGACACCAAAGAAAAGAATTATGGCAACAAAAAAACTAATGGAAGGTAAAATTGACATTCCTAAGGTTTGCCTCCATAAATACCTTCAGTCTCAGGTAGATGGTCTAATGATTGATCTTGCTATAACTGAATGGGATACCGCAGTTCTTTTACCAACCGAGGATTTTGTTAAAAATGCAGGGAAACTTTCATTTCCTGTTGATAAGGAAGAGGTTTGGAATGATACCAAAGATACTTTCTACGACAAAATTAGAGGTCAAAGAACAGTAAAAGGATACGGAACAACACAATCTAGGGAGATGGCAATCTAATGGGTGTAACACCTAAGAAACCAAAATTTAAAGGTACATTTGTAAATCAAGTTTCCAAAACTTATGGTACTAAACCAGGTACCGCATTTGGTAATGGAAAAAGCACTGGTCATTGGAGATGGAATGGTGTAGACTGGGTAAAGGTTAGTAAAAAACAGTATGATGCTATACAAGGTGCAGATAATTATGGAAAACCATCACCAGGAGAGATAGATGCAGCAGTTGATCCACTATCAATTCGTTTCCCTGCAGACATTGCTACTGGTGGTGATTCTTCTTATGTTTTATTTTCTTTCTACAAATATAAACCACCGTTTCAAGATAAAACTGGAGCAACTAGTGGTCTTACTGTAAAGAAAAAGAATGGAAGTACTAAAACTGTCTTTAAAAATAATGAATATGTAAACCAAGATCTTAATTCATATAATAAAGGAGGAGTTCTTACTGAGGAATTTGAACAGGTAGATGGTTTAAAACAAATTATGTTATACATGCCAGATGATATTCAAGATGCATACAAAGCAGATTGGGAGGGTAAAGCATTTGGATCAATAACTGCTGGACTATTAGCAGCTGCTGGTAGAGATGGAGTAGGATACAAATTAAAAAGTGCACTAAAAACAGCACAAGGTACAGCAGCAAGATTACCTGTGAACGCAGCTGCTGGTATCATAACAAATCTAGCAAAGGGCATAACTGGTGATCAAATAAATGCGAGTGATGTCTTTGGTGGTATCTCTGGTGTGGTAAAGAACCCTAATGTAGAATTGTTATTTCAAAAAATGAAT